CTTTAGAACACAAACCTAAAGACCTAATATACTCAACCACAAATTGATTATATCAAACACACAATATACTACGTATTAGTATGAATCCAAATGGACAGCCAATCAACAATAGAAATCAGAGACAGAATAACCAAGGCCAAAACAATGCAGCAGCTCAAGGCAACGCTCAGGGAGCGCGCCAACAACAGAACCGTCCGCCGTCTCACCCGGAAAACTCTATTGAAGTTAGAGGCGGAGTTATCTCGCACTTCAGAACATCTTACATACACTCAGAAGAAGGCACTGAAGTGCTTAAAGGACAATTCAGACATTTGCTCACTAAGGATAGCAGTAGGTTTTATGTGGGAGGCACAAATGGCTACAAAATCCACCCACACGCTCTGGGTGCAGAATTAAGACGCCTTTACCACAATAAATTAGTGTATCAGTACCTTGCTAAACCCAAAGATGTCCCTAATTATAAGGTACTGGATATCGGAGCGAGCCCAGTTCGAAGCATGGGTAGTTACTTAGACGGTGAAAGCTGGCTTGAGTATCAACACATGATGTGCCCTAATTTAGGGGTTCGAGATGATATCCGCGAGCAGAACAATTATTATAAATTGCAAGCACAATGCCGTGAACACAATGAAAGAGAAAGACAGATTAGACCTAATGCTATGAAGCAAATCACCCTGGATCCAAATACAGGGTTATTGTCTAAAGCACACTGTAAGTGTGCTATGAAATCTGAAGGAAACATTGACTGGGTACAACCCCAGAATAATACTTGTGCATGTTCAAGGACTTATGATGCTTATACATCAATTGAGTCCTGGTACTACCCAGGTGTTATGGAAGGAATGTTCCACCAAATGATTGAATCCTTCCTTGAAAATCGGTTCAAAGGCAGCGGATGGATAGTAGGACACGACTACTACCGTATGATGCTGCGACAGGCACAAGATTCAAGAAATTATGAGCTTACAGATAGCGTCTTCAAAAGGTATCATGATTTACATGCTTCAACACATGTTGAATGGACGCCGATACAAGCCCTTGGTCACGGAGTACTAGATATAGATGGAAATCCTGAAAGTACCCATCGCATACAGTCTGATCACTCACGAGATAATAAACCATTTATGGTTACTGCTGAAGTAAAGGGAAATGCAACAGCCTATAAACATCAAATACCATTAACAGCTGATGAAGATGTTTTTGCCTATGAAGTCATTCATCGCGGGGTAAAGTATATAATTTTAATGGAAACCATGGAACTTGCAATGAATGGAGACGTTCCATTTGTTATGTACCGGGCCAGAGTCACAGAAAAGAGTAAGTGGGATGCGAAAGAAATTGATGAATTGAACATCATCCCACTGAGATTTGCCGTAGAGCAAGACATCATGATGGATGAAAATGTGAACAAGCAAATGGCGACTCGAGAAATTAATAGGATGTTGGAAGAAAATGCTAAGAATAAAGCACTTGGGGAAAAGAAGGCATATGAAGAAGATCTGAAATTCTTCAATGAGGACCAATATGAGAGCAAATGCCTACAAGTTGGTAAGGAGAAGAGAGCTTGGCCAGAGAAAATGAAGTGTTCCGCAGAAAGTCATATTAAGTTCCTTAGATGGATTAAGAGACAATGGTGTGACAGGAAAAGCCAATTTTACATTCGCATTCGACTTGTCGATGGTGAATGGTATATGGTTATTTCTCTTTTGGAGAGGTCATTTATGAACCTCTTTGTCACAATATCTAAAGATGGAACTTATGTTGCAAAAGTTGATGATATCATTAGAGCCTATATAGCTATTGGTATAAAGAACCAAACATCATCAATTTTACACACAATGGTACAAGCCCAAAGAAATAAAACAGCACCCGATCAAACAGTATTTGAAGACTCAGAGGCATATGTTATTGCACGAGTCTTTAGAATATTAGAGGCCCAGAGAGTTGAAAGGGCCGTTGGTGTAAAGAAATAAACCAACTCAATTGGGGTCGTAACTGACCCCAAACCCCAGGTGCGGACCACCTTCGAAACCCTGCAATCCTCTTGCGTGTGCATTGAGGATCGTGTGGATCCGCAAAAGCAATTAGGAGTTCATCCTCCAAAATTGCGTGGTAAAGGGGATTATGCAGGAGATCTTCGTAAAGTTCCGTGTCATCATGAAAACGAAGAACATATAGCAGCAGACCAAATATTTCCACTAATTAAAACTGAGAATTGGTACACACCCACAATTAAACATCACTGTCCTAGAACTGCAGTTGCATCAAGTTTGAGAGCATGCTCCAATAAAGTAGGGTTTGATCCAAAAGTCTTTTCAAAATACAAGGACTGGTTCAGACACGTATTTATTCCAAAATTTATGGAGTACTTGGACTTTGAATTATGGGATATAGACATGACAGAATGGTTAAGCAAATATAATGAGAAATACCGTGAAAATATGCACAAGTCAGTGGACCCAAATAACATCACAACATGTGGCATGTGCAATATGGAATACGAAGCTTTTACCAAAGTAGAAATGCAGTTCACCACTGTACCTCACGATTATAAAGACACCCCACTAAACGACACAAAAGAAAGACAGATATGTGGCCCATGCAATGAGAAGAAAGTATGGGCAAATGCTTTCATTAATAAATTAGAGGAAGTTGCCAGTAAGTTTTGCAAAGAATATTGCGGTAGGGCAAATTGGATACAAATCTGTCAGTCTTTAGATGAGATAAATAATAAGATGAAATACTTATGGGGCGCTTCTGATGGAAGTGGTTTTGACATGACGCAGTACCCCGAAATGAATGAGTTGATGAACGAGTTACTAGAGAAAGCAGCTAACCATCCAAATGTATTTTGGAAAGAAATGCTGTGTAAAGATCGATTCATAGAAATGATCAGAGGTAGTTTACTCTTACAAGTAAGTGTAGATCATGGGGCGTTAAAATACGAAGCGGTTGGTAGAGCATCAGGAGATGGATGGACGACATTTGGCAACACAATGTTAATGATATCTTATTGGCAGTACACATTCCACCTTGCAGGTATAAGTGATTATGGCCTTAAAGTGAAAGGTGATGATGTTTTGTTTGCAGTTTTGCCAAAAGATCTCAAGAAGTTAAAAACAGCTATAGCCATTGTCTTTACCGATAAGAAACATGAACATAAACATGGATTAGGACAAATATGCAAGAAAGTAAATTATGGAGACATAACAGATCTAGATTTCTTATCAAATGAGTTTTTCCTAACAGATAAAGGGAATTTGAGAATGACACGTATACCAGCAAGAGTTATTCAAACAAATTCTTGGTCCACAAAAGTTCCACCATCAAAGAATGAGGAGCGAAAGTTGCGATATAGACAAGAGTTGTGTTATTCTAAAGGGATGTGTTTGAAAGCTTGGGCAGACGGATTACCAATATTTGGGGCCCTCGCAGATAAGATGATAGAATTAGGTCGGAAAGGAAAGTTGAGTGAATTTAACCAGTATGCAGATGGAGACAGGCAATGGTATGCAGGAAGGGACGATTATGATGCATACCTATTTTACTTGGAAAACAAGTACTCCATCACACCCACGGAAGTTCAAGAAATTGAAAAACAGATACGTGGTGTGCAGTCTTTGAGTGGTGTATTACACATGCCTGCATTAGAGAAGTTTTACACCCCATTTGTTGACGAGAGATTCATGTAGTCCACAGTAGGCTAGAGGACAAAACACCTATTATGATGGACCGTAAAACCATTGGTTGGTTACATTTAGGTTTACTAATTCCTCATGCGAAGTATTTGTACTGTGCTACTTTGTGTTTATAGGTCTCGTGTGCAAATGAGAGGCAGCCTCAAATCATGGGATTAAGGCTGGACTCGCGGAGTGGTAAG